TTAGCGCATCTACAGCCTTTTTGTAGTTGACCTCTTGATTGAAATCAACTTGCTCCCGTATTTCCGAAACAGGACGGGTGCTGCCTGTTTGTGTTGTTTTGGTCAAGAGACAACACCTCCTTTTTTGTAATAACAGCAGAAAACGCCCCGCAGGACGCAAGACGTTTTCGAAAACCCCTTCTACACATGGCAGATGGGCAATATATAAACAGAAGCCAACTTCCGCTTACTTCAGAATTTTTGCTTTCTTAATACTATTAGCAAGTTTGTCAATCAGGCTTTGCGTTTCTTCAAAACCTTTAGGCTTCTTCTTTAACATCAACTGATTGGCAACCCAATAAGCATACGAAAGACTTGAATACCTATCCTTACGCCCGCCCGATGGCTCCTTAACGTGTATGGTCACACTATCGTTGCCAACCCAAGATGTCAGTCCAGTCAATTCATTGATAGCCATAGTTATCTGAGAGTACGGCGCACGAAGTAACGCTTTTTCGTTATCAGTCATTTGCTTATAACCGCGTATTTTGGATATTTCATCATCACAGTCAAACTCGTTGACAAGAAGATTAACAGTACCATTCTGTAACCCCGCTCTAAACAGAACTGCCGCCTGGCTATTGAATGACTCGCTACCCTTGATTGACCACACCAATTTAGGCGCTTCTTTTACAAGACACCTTGCAGCCATATCATCATCATTACAACACGACAATGCAGGATAGGTTACATTGTAATCAGGATCATAAACATTCTTTGAAATGCTATCAAAGACAGGAAGACCAAGACCGTTGGTATCAAGCACCAATTGCGTACAATGAAAACCATAGAACAAACGCATTATGATAAGTGCAAGTTCTTCTGTTCTAAGTCCCTCGTGCGTTTCAAGATACTGAACATTGAAAATATTCGCGTTCTTGTCAGTTGGTATTAAGTCGCTGATACTCAACGCCGCCGCATCGTTATTCTTTTTCTTATTCGATGCCATAAGAGCAACGTCCACCGATAAAATACGCTCAACACCCACCGCTGGTTCAGGGATTGCTATGTTGTGTCTCTTATAGATTTCAAGAGGGAATAATGCCCGTTTGATCTTACGCCGACCATTGATAACATCATAGTCAAAGAAAGAGTCGCCTTCATTACCCAACCATAGCGTCCCCATTTCCATACTAAAGGCAATAGGATCAAAATCCTCTTCAGACATCTCATCCTCAACTTGTTCACGGGAGAGTAGTCCTTCCTTGATTGCAATCATATACGGAAGACCTATGATAGAATACTTCTTTGTATCATCAAGCATATTTGCGAAATATGACTGTAACTTCTTATAAGACCAATGCATCTTATAAAAGGCTGAACTTGCGTACATTTCAATATTACGCTCTGCCAAATCTGCGTATTCTGGCTTTTTAAGATACCCCGGCATTCTCGGAGCCGTTAAGAAGCGACGCAGTACCATATCTAATATGCTCTTATCTACCATCCTGTACTCATCAACAAATAATAGGTTAGCGCGATTGTGTCTTGCGTTATCATTAGAAGCCACACACTGAATCCAACTTCCATTTTTAAAACTACACCGAGCTTTGTTTACTCCTGTGTTTATATCTTTGATTTCGTTCCTGAGATTTGTAGAACCCCAATCAAAGTTGTTCATAAGTTCGGTTTCAATTTTGGTAAGTACCTCAATCGCCTGACCTTTAGTTCCGGACGCTATAACTATCTTTGTACCGGGATACAAAATTGCCCGAATACAACAATATAAACTCGCGAGGAAAGTCTTCCCAATACCACGAGGTTCGCACATCATACTATTTGTGCAAGTAGCCATTTCATGTAGAATTATCTTCTGACTCGGCTTCAAGCTAACATTCAAATAATCTTTCGCAAACTCTTCAGGATTCGATCTATAATATCCAGCCCGCCACGCAACAGTATTCATTAAGAGGTCGTATTTATCTTGTTGAACCTCTTGTAAAGATTTTCCCTTCATTACTCGTCACCATCTTTACCAAACACTTTCTCGAAAATTCTCTCAGAATCTTCCTCTTCGTTATACTGTGGCGGATTGACTGTAAACTTTTCCATTTCGTGTTCATACATTGCAGAATATTTATTTTTCAAACCTAACATCTTACAAGCGTGTCCTAAGAAGTATGTTGAAAAATAATATCCAATCTTGTTCACATCTTTGAATTCCTCATCCGGCTCTGGAATAGGCTTTTCCTGTTCCCACTTCTCAATCAAAGTTCCGAATGTCTGTGCGTCAGCCATAGAATCAAGTCCGGTCTGACGAGGCGTAATGTTACCCGTATTTAGTAAATCCTGAAACTCTTTGACAAGTTTATCCGTGGGCTGCTGATTATGCCTTGCTTTCTTTTGAGCCAACTGATTGAACGAAAGACTCTTGAAAATCTCAACCTGAGCTTTTGTATTACATTCATACTTTGCCTTCCAGTCCTCAAACTCAGTTTCAAGAAAAGCAAGATCATCAAGATCATAGTCCTTACCGAAGTTTTTCCGAGCAGCCTTAATAAAATACGAATTAGGATTTATGGGATCCTCATCTGTATTTTCGCCAACATCACCAAATTTACTATCCGCCCAAGTCTTCCCTTTCCAATTCGGTAAAGATTGGATAGCAGTAATATATGTTCCAAACGGGCTTACCCGGTTTCTCTCAGACAAGTTTTCTTGTGCGCCCTTTACACACTGCTCATAAAAATCGTCATCATATATACGATTCATCATCTGAAGAACCCGCTTAACACTTTCTTTCGTCTCATGCGGCTCATCCTTATCTGTCTTACGCTGCTCAACCATTTTAAGAATACAGCGCTTACAAATTGGATAACGCTCTGTTGCATAAGCCTTGTCATAATAAAAACTCTCAGATGCCTTTAACCAATTATTACAAGTTGGACACAATAAAAGATCATTATCCATAATTCGCATATAGTCTTTTGCAAGCTCTTTATAATCTTCCCTTAACTGTGTAAGCCCTGTCCTATTTACTTTTGCGGGTTCTTTTGGTGCTACTAATTTCGCCACAAGACTCCACCTCCTCCTTTTAATCAATAAAAAAAGCGCACATTACGCGGTGCGCCATCGCAACGATATTTAGTTTGAAATATTTAGCGTATAGCCCAGAGCATATCCGTATGCCCTCAATGGGATGATAGGGATTTGCACCCTCGGTAACGGTTTCCCGTACCCTTTACTCAAAATTCACCCCATGTGCGCCCATCCACGCTACAACTTGTAACGCAAACAGGCGCGTTGGTAATGGTCTGCGCCAAGCGCAATATATGAATAGTAGAGAATGCCTAATTTAGTTAAGCGGCTTTTTAGGTTGACCGCCACAACCTCTCGAATAGGTTTAGTGTCTCTATTCCGACAAGCTGATATTCTGCATTTATCTCTCGTCATTCACAGAGATAATAAAACTAACTGTTGGAAGATATTCTAAGCGTCATCCTCGCTCCATTTAAATTTCAGTTTAGTTTGTATGTATATTCACATACTTTTCCTCTGTCAGTTTCAAACACAAACAAAGACGCTCCTGCGTTTGAAACCTTATTGAATGTCATACTATACGGATCAACACCTATAATGCTCCTAATATGTATAGCCTCTGCATTCATCCCAACCTCTGTAACCGAGGAGTGGTGCTTATGTCCGGCTATAACATAATCAATTTTGGTGTTATAAACACGAGACAAGTCATTGACTGTTTGTTCGAGGTTCTTTTCTTCTCCGTGAATACCAATTACCGAACTTCCGGCAAACACATCATAGTTCATCCCCGTAGGATTCTCCGTAATGGTAATATTCGGATTGTTTTTTAAACGCTCTTTTAAAAATGCACTGATAACCTTACTCATATTCTCATCAGGAAACGCATTTTTGGGAGCACCGCACAACCGAAGTTGATTATGATTACTATCTGTAACCATTTGAAAATCTACAACGACATATTCGCTCAACATCGTAAGCCAATTTGCCATGTATTCCGCATAAAGGATGGAGGACTCAATCACACCGTATCTCAACTGCATAAGCTGTGAGTTAAGGCGAAGTATTCCTTGAATCCCGTCTCCGAGTTCCCAGACAGAAAGTTTGCGGATATTGTTTGTCTTGATTGTATTGACTAACTGAGCAATCAAATCTGCCATACGCTTCTTAAAGATTTCAGGGCTGTAAGAATTAATTACATTCCCAGCCAAATCCTTAATTTCAAACTCAATCCCAAAGTGTGCATCAGCAATACACAACAGATACTCTCGATCACTCTTCGCAACCGCAATCTTCTTTGGAATATCAATGGGTGGAAGTTCAGCAATCGCCTTTTCAATATGCTCAATGACCAACTCATCCCTTGCAACCTCGCGTAAATTCTTATTCAATTCCAGCTTTTCTGTCTGGATTTTGTTTTTTTCTTTACGCAATTCGTGCATTTTTTGTAAAAATGTATCATCTGCCAAACGGTTTTTATGCTTATTCAAATAATTAAGAACCGCAAAACCGCCGAATACAGTATTATTTGCTTTCTTTAAAGTATCTCTTGAATAGGGGATGTTGTATTTTATTTTTATATCCTCCCAATCAAGGTCGTTATCTCCATTGAGCTTGTCAAAAATATCACCTAAACAATTCTCGTAATCTTCCATAGACAGCCCAAGAGATTCAAGTTTTGTCTCAAGATCCATACACTCCCCCTCAAAGTATCTCATCCAATTCAGCATCAACCCCAAGAATCTTCTGAACAACTCCAAGCTCCTTTGCATTCTCCGTGGTCATATACCACTCACGTTCAAAATTTCGGTCATATACATCAGAGTCAATGTTTGTGCGAGAGGTAACAAAGTCCTTAATACTCTTTTCGTTATCCTGATAGAACTTCATCGTATCTCTTGCCTTACTCGTAGACCCTGAAACTCCAAGTTCGCCCTCGTGCTGCAAATACTTTGTGTTCGGGAATGAATATCTTACCGAACCACTCAGATATATAAGATATGCAGAAGACATAACAACGCCGACACCAATTGTATATACGGGAGTCTTGGAAAGCATGATAGCATCAATAAGCGCCTGTCCTGCTTCGGGATCGCCACCCCTTGAATTGATAAATATCTTTATTGGCTTTCTCTTGTCAACCGGGATCCATCTATCTTCGCGATTCCACTGTATGACAAACGGCATATAGTTCTCTACAATACAATCATCAATGCCTTCGTTTATAATGATTGTTCTGTTCGTATTAAGTTTTCGGTTTACCTCATCATATATGTTCGGCACAACCGGAAGGTTCTCTATGCTATTTCCAGTAGTAAGTCCAATCGTCTCAATAAGATCCATAACTTTTACTCCTTTTCAT